AGACTACAGTACAGCAGTTATTCTTGATAAGGAGAGACGGGTCTGTGCACTATTTAGAGATAACTTCACGGATCCTAGTAACTTTGGTGATATTCTATTCTATTTGGGTAGATACTACAACAATGCCTTACTAGCGGTAGAGAGTAATAGTCTAGGTATTGCTACGCTTAATCGACTTAAGCAGATGAACTATGTAAACCTATACTATCAGACTAAGGCTGCTAATCTTCTCAATGAAGAGGGTGGAAAACCTGGTTTCAGGACTACTGTTTCTACAAAACCTATGGTAATAGGAAACCTTAAACGGGCAATTGAGGAAGAAGACGTATGGATTCCCTCAGATGTTATGCTAGGGGAGTTAAGAACTTATGTCTCAGCAGAAAACGGGTCAACTAATGCCCTCCCTGGAAACTATGATGATACTGTTATGGCTCTTGCAATCGCATTTGAAGCCTATAGAACACACCAACATAGGTTAACTGATGATAATGTCTCGTGGAGAGATAAAGTAGGCCACTTAGTGGAGGAGAATACACAATGGCTATAAGAGGTGATGATAATCATCCAGGACTCAAGAACCTAGTGTCTATTAAAGACAGCGAGATGGCTGAAGAATGGCGCAAAAGGGGACTTGAGGTAAGACGAAAGAATAAAGAGAAGCGAGATTTAGCAAAACAAACTATTCTTGCTATGAAATCCCTTGGAGATGAGGCACCTGACGCTATGTCGGCACTAAACTACGTGCTAGTACAGGCGATGGAAGACGGGGATACAGATCAAATCATTAAAGTTGCCAGTATTCTAGCAGAATATCAGGCACCGAAGCTAAGTAGGCAAGATGTTACACAGACAAACCTAGATGCTTCAGACCTCACGGACGAAGAGTTACAAGCAGAGCTAGATCGGCTCACGCTTCAGTAATGGAAGTTTTGAAAAAACTGACACTATAAAAAACTACCATTGTCCTCACCTAGTCTGGGCCGCTAGGGGTAGGAGAGGCCCATTTTAATAAAGTTTAAAGGATTCACCTATAAGAAAAGAAACAAGAGGTATAGATCACCCATGAAGTGTGTTAAAGTATGTACGTTAGACGCCACAGGCAAATACTGTGTTGGGTGTGGTAGAACTCTTAAGCAAATAGAGGAGGCGGGAAAGAAATGACAATAGAAAAAGGTAATGAAACCTTCAGTGGTTACAATAAACCTAAAAGAACCCCTAGCCACCCTACCAAGTCTCATGCAGTTCTAGCCCGTAGTGGCGGCAAAGAAAAACTAATTAGATTTGGTTCTCAAGGTGTATCTGGAAGTCCAAAGAAACAAGGCGAAAGTGAAAGCTATCGTAAGCGTAGGCAGGGCTGGAAAGCTCGCCATGCAACAAATATTAAAAAAGGTCCAATGAGTGCAGCTTATTGGGCTAATAAGGTCAAGTGGTAAACCCAGGAGCGGTAAATGACACAAATAGGAAGATATCAACAGGTTAAGCCCATATCTTCGGCTAAGAAACCAACGGAACGCAAGGTTCCTCTTTCTCAGCCAGGATCTAAAGGCTATAGCCAAAAGACTATGGAAGGCAGTAAGCCTGTCTATAGTGGTACGGGTGGTAAACTATAATGGGATATCGTTATAAAGAAGCCGTATCGGATGAAGAACTAGTTAACATTATTGAGGCAGGAGTTCAGAGTTCTTCGGGGGATTGGTTAAACAGTTCAGATCTAACAAGGGAGAGACTTAAATCTACTTATGAGTATGCCGGAGTTGCAGCAGCACACCTAGCTCCTCAGGGCGTAAGTACTATTGTAGATACAAGTACTACTGAAGTAGTGGAGGCTTACACAGCCGTACTCTCCGACCTATTTTTGTCTAATAATAGAATCGCTAGGTTTATTCCTTACGATGACACTCCAGGGGCTTTTAAGGCCGCTAAGGATGCAGCTAACCTAGTTAACTACTGTATCTTTAAAAAGAATAAAGGATGGGAGATCTTACAGACTTGGATGAAGGCTTCTCTTCTTTGGAAGAACAGCGTTATTCGCTGGGACTACATCGAAGACTTTGATTACGTAATGGAAGAATATGAGGAAATCGATGAGGCTAAACTCGATGAGATTCTCTCAGATGAAAACATTGAGATTGTCAATGAGCTAACGCTCAATCCTACATCAGAGACTATTTCTTATATTGATGTACGACTACGCAAGAAGATCGATAAGAGCCGCATTAAGCTAGAAGTTATTCCACCTGAGTCTTTTAGAATTAGTAACGAAGCTAAAGACATTGAAGATGCCAACTTTGTTGGTCTACAATCAGAGATGACACGTTCAGATCTCCGTAAGTTCTACCCTGAGTGGGCAGCGGGATTAACAGAACAAGAGTGGCAATCTCTAGGAACTGACGAAGATTGGTTAGGTAGCGGTAACTACAGTGAAGACGTTGCTGCTAGAAAAGAAATTACTGGTCAGAGATACTGGCAGGGATACGAAGGTAAAAACACCTATCCTGCAGAAGCTAGCCGTGAAGTTACACTAACTGAGTCTTGGATTCGGGTAGATAGAGACGGAGACGGTATTGCAGAGCTTAAGCACTTCATTACCGTAGGGAATCATATTCTCTATGAAGAAGATGCTGAATATGTTCCACTAGCTAGTATCGTACCAATTGATATCCCACATGAATTCTTTGGTTTATCAATGGCAGACTTTACCAGGTCTTCTACTCTTGCTAGCACAGCAATCCTTCGTGGATTTGTAGAGAATACTTACCTAACTAATTATTCTCCAAAGCTAGCTGATCCAAACGTAGTAGACTTCAGTGCGCTACAAAACATGAAGCCTAAGCAGATTATTCCAACTAACGGTAATCCACAGGGCGCAGTAGCAGCACTAGCACCAGAGACTATTTCAACAGGTACCGTACCACTGCTTGAACATCTACAGATGATTAAAGAACAAGCAACAGGTATGTCAAAGGCTGCACAGGGTCTAAACGATACGCTTTATGTATCGGGTAACTCTGAACAGAAGCTTTCAGCTGTACAATCAGCTGCTCAAAAGAGGATCCAGCATATCGCGCGTAGATTTGCGGAGACTGGATTTAAGCGACTTATTAGCGGTATCTATGAAACGCTGTATGCTAATATGAAAGGTAAGCAACCCTATTCTCTAGATGGAGCATATGGGATTGTTAACATGAGTGAGTTACCTTCAAAGATGGACGTAGAGATTCTTCTCGACATTGGTGAAAACTCTAACGCTACTATTATTAATAAGCTTAGCAAGGTAGGAGCAGAAATTCTACCAGGTCTAAATCAACAGGGTGCAGGTATGGTAATTAAACCAACGGCTCCTGCTGTACTAGCAACTAAGTTAATTGAAGCAATGGGAATCGATAGTAATGACTTCCTTGAAGACTATACTCAAGAAGAGTTTGTACAAAAGGCAGCTCAGGCAATTGAACAACAGAGTAAAGATGCTCAGGCTAATCAGGCCATTGAACAACGTAAGAAAGAAGCTGATGCTGCACTAGCAGAAGCTAACGTCAGTTATACTCATGCTCAAGCTAAAAATACTATGGATGATAATGCTCGCCAACTTGCAGTGTCTATTGATAAGCACTTCCAAGAGTGGGCAGATATGACCATTAAAGCAACTAAAGAGGGTGCAACTTTACCGGAGCACCCTTCCTATGATCAGGTTCTTATGCTTGCCCGTCAAATTATTATGGGACAGCCAGAACCACAACAACAGGAAATGACACAACAAGATGGACAAATACCGCAAAACAGCTGAGACGAAGCTAGGTAATAATAAGTCATACGGTAATCATAAGGTTCATCCTGAAGAATTGGCGCGAAGGGCTCATGTTAAGGGTCACTTCGCCGCCAAGGAACGGGATGAATTCTTTGATGAAGTATACGGTGAGGTTCTAATCGACCTCTTTATTGAATGGCTCAAGACGGAGCCGCATGAAACAAAGTCCCGTGAGTTTCTTTATAGCTCTGCTATGGCACTAGGAAGTGTTAAAGAGAA